GCAGTCTGCACTACCCTAGCTAAAGAACTAAAACTAATTGTTTAAGTTATTTACTATTGTTGTAAAGTATACTGCTGCTTTACCTGTTAACTTTGATATGATTGCAGCATCAACTTCTTGACCTGCATCTGTCAAAGCATTAGTTAGGTCTGACTGTGCGCCAGCAACACTTACTCTACCACCACCGCTAGAGCCATTAGAACTACCTTTTGCTGGTGTTTTTCTGACATATACACCTGCCTTTGTAAGTATCATTCTAACACCGTTAGGAGATTCTTCTAACTGCTCCGCGATTTCTTTTACTATCTCCATACTATTTTCTGGAGTAGGCTCTTCTGCAGTATACATATCTACTGCTTCTTGTTTCTTTTCGTCTGTCCAAGACATATTTTTTCTCCTTAATTTTTTAAATTTCTGCTCATACTCCTCACGACTTGATGTGTTCTTAAAGCCAGGACACCATCCTGTCGCTTGTTGCATTTGCATGTAAAATCTATCACTCATAAATATATTATATAAAAATATAAGAGCGAAGTCAAGAACTATTTTTTGTATCCATGACCAAAATGATTATGAATAGCTGCTAATTTATCCTCTGCTTCAGCAAGTTTTGTAAGTTGTGTTTCAATTGCTTCTACCAAGTCTGGATGTTCTCCTATACCTGCTGGATTCTTTTGATATACTTGTATATTTGCTTTAGCGATTGCTATTTCACCTTCAAGTTTTTTACTTAATGCTTCTAATAATGGATTCATATTATTTTTATTCCTTCTACATAGTTTTCCGCTGCATCTTCTGCATAGCTTTCACTATGGCTTGAGTAAAACTCTGTTTTTACTAATTCTAAGTTATTATAAAATTCGCAACCCCATCCCTTTTTAGGGTGTTTAACTACGTGTGCTTGTAAATCTCCGTTTACATAAGTACTGTATCTATTGTTTTTCATTTTCCTAAAGCTCCTTTAACAAATGCATTAATAAATTGTTCTGCTTTATTGTCGTCTAGAGAACACCACATTACTAATGGCCAGGATAGCATAAATGTTATCAAAACTACCAAAAATAAAGTGATAGGATATCTAGCCAATAAAGACTGAGATTCTTTTTTAATTTCAGAATATATCGGGTACCATAATTTAACCATTGCTAAAATTAGCCCAGAAATATAGACTGCTATTATTATTTCCAACATTTTTCATATCCTTATAAATATTTATCTAAGTGCCTTAAACTTCCTAACTCATAGGCAAGGGCAGTTGCCCAAAAACCAGTTTTATCACCATCAATCCAAGGAAAAAGTGTTTTAGAAGTGTCACAGGGGTCTAATACATATACTTTATAGCATTTAGCTCCCCATCTATCTTCATAATTTACACACTCTGTTATGTTGCCATAACACTTGTATCCTCTTCTCTCAGATTGATATTTTTGCGTAATTTCATCTTTTACCAATGCAAATCTGTTTTTACGCGGATACCATACTTTTTCGTTATATTCAAAAGACTCTACAACACACTGCTCTGGTAACATTGCATTTCTCATTCCTTCATAGTCTGATTCTGCTAGTTTTTGTGGTATTCCTACTCTCCCTACTATGTTTTTTACAAATGCAGGAGAACGATAAATGCTTTCTGCTATTCCTGATATATTAAATCCGTCTAAATACATTTGTACAACTGATTTAATTTCATCTTCAGTAGCTCCTTTTCCCTTATTGTGTGCTTTTCTTTGTTCACGAAATCTTTTAATATCTAAATGGTCATCTATGATTTTTTGAAGTCTGGTCGTGTTATACCTAATATTCATCATCTCACAGGCTTCCTTTTTAGTTATAGGATTGTCCTTTTCGAGCTGTTGGATTACTCTTTCTATGTTATCATATGATAACTTTTCTCCTGATTTACTTCTTATCATTTAATTCTGTTCCTAATAAAATAATTGCGTAGTGAATTAACTTTAATAAGTCATCAGTATTTTTTCCTTCCTTTTTTCCATATCGTTGGGCATATTTAATTACATTGCCTATGCAAAACCCTTCTCCATGTCCTGAATCAAATATAAATTCGGTTGACTGAATCTTCTCTTGTGAATAATGGGCATGATATGTACTAATAATATGATTTCTAACCATATTTAAAGCTTTTTCTTCGTTAAATTTATCCCTCAAGAAGTTTCTCCAGTTCTACATACCCGCCAATCTTTTCTCCATCAACAATAATTTGTGGAAATGTCCTAGCGTTGGGAAACTCCCTTAACATGACTCCAGCATCAAAGTTTTTACCAAAAGATAAATACTCTACTTCGTGTCCTTTTCTCTCGGCCAAAGCTTTTGCTTTAGTACATGCGGGGCAATTTGGTTTGCTATAAATTATTACTTTCATTTTGCTGTTATTCTCCTGTCTGTCCATGCTAATCCTTTATCCCACCAATCAGGTTCTCCACGAAAACTCCAATTGGCAAAGGTTGCTTTATCTGTGTGGTAATATAGGCGATAAGACTCGATTACATCACTTTCGTCTTTGAGTTCATCGGGCATTGCCATAAGGAAGGGAGTGAGTCCATTTCTGGGCATATTTTTCGGTTCTGGCAGCTTATTGATTACTTCAATCACTGACTTGTGTAATTTGCCATAGCGATAATGGTATTCATCGTTTAGTGCATTAGCATAGCAATGAACCCACTCAAAATTATCTAGCGAAGACCGTGTCCATATTGTGCAAGGATGATTATACATCATAGGCAAATATGGAGTCAGAGGTCTTTCTTCTAGGGGGAGATGTTTGATTTCTGACTTTCTCTTATTAAGCTCTTCGCGCTCTTCTGCGTTTAAAGCTCTTGGAACAAATCCTAATACTTCATCTACCCATATTGCTGTACACATTAGCTGAGCCGCCTCAAGAGGCATTTTAACTATATGCTTGTCAACATGGTACTCTGCACATTTGTCTAAATCTTCGTCTAGGTAAAATAAATTCATAATATATATTATATTAAAAATTTAACCAAATGTCAAGTATTATTTTTTCATTTACCAAAGGCTTTACCAGCTTCTGAGATTCCAAATGCTCCTAAGGTTATCACTACTAAAGAAGTAAAAATTGTATCACTAATTACAAGGTCTTGTCCCCAAAACGCTGTAACTAAATCACACCCAGCAAAAACAATCAACATAAAAAAGGATATAAATCCTATAATTGACTTTTCATTTACATCATTATCATCTAAAAATAAATCAATAAATTTTCGTTTTGGTGGTGCACCC